AAAATAGTGGAATTATTATTAACATTATTTTATGAAAAGATATTGAAAACTCTTATGAAGTATCAAGCAATTTTGTTACTTGAGAGCATTATGTTTTGGATAGCAATACTGAAAGATGCAATAAGTTGTATACCACGATTTAAGTTTAAGAGAAATAAGGTTATAGGTGCTATTGACAGTGTGGATTATGCTGACATTATTCCTTCACAAAATACACCTGAATCAACATCAAGTTGTTAATTATGAACATATCTGATATAATTGATAATATTACTAATACATTAGATTCAGCAAAAATGCCTGCTAATGTATTGCCGCCGTTTCTGTTAAAATGTACGGCGTTAAATAGGCCTGGTTTATCGGCATATAAAATAGCGTCGAGAATTATTGAGAATAATAAGGCTTTAGGCATTCCTGTGGAAGATAATCCTGACGGGACGGCTAATTTAATCAATCAATACACATATAATGTTGTAAAATGTATGGTTGATGCTATTAAGAATGACGCAACAGTTCAAGTTGCTATACCTCAACAGAGCTTATTGATTCAAGCCACAGGTGGTAACGGTGGAGGCCCTGTGACTTGTATAGGTAGTAACTTACTAGATTCGATTGGAAATGGAATTATGCAGTAATGGAAAAGAGAAATTATAAAGAAATGAGTAATTCTGAGTTGAAACTTCAAATTGAAAGCCTCAGAAACATATTCGAAAGCAAAAAGAATATGCTTAGAAATATTTGTGAAGAGATGGGCGAAGTAGAAAAAGAATACTTAGATGCAACCCACGAATTAGAAATTAGAAAAAACATTTTGTTTTAATATATGGAAGGGAAAATACAAACGGTACGATTTTGTAAAGTTATTAGTATTTCAGATGACACCGATGCTGATAGAATTAAAGTAAGGCTTAGCCCAGAAGACAATTCTAAAAGCATTGATGAGATTGATTACGCTTTTCCTATTCTACCTAAAATGTTCCACGTAAAGCCTAAAGTAGGTGAAGCGGTTCTCGTGTTATTAGCAGTTACTAATGATGGTAATAGTCAACGTTATTACATTGGCCCTGTTGTATCACAAGACCATAGATTAAACTTTGACCCATACTTTCAGGGGGCGGATTCATTTTTAAGGGGTGCTTATAAAAAACTTGATGTTGCGCCACGAATGAATCCTGACCACAATGGAATATTACCAAACGATAATGATATTGTAATACGAGGTAGAAAAAATGCCGACATACAGATAACGGATGACGATGTACGTATTAAAGCGGGCGTGAAAGTTGTAGATGATGCTAACGCGTATAATATGATGTTTAACATTAAAAACCCATCTTATGCGAAATTTAAGTATCATAACACATCGTTAGCGGATGGAAGTAAAAGTACAGCAACCATTGTTTCCGATAAAATAGCATTATTGAGTAATAATTCTCCTAACTATTTTTATACTACAGATAGAAAAGACTTAATTACTGATGAAGAACTTAATAGAGTAATAGAAAGTGCATATAAACTTCCTTATGGGGAAAAATTAGTGGAATTTTTAAATGCATTTGTGGATGCCTTTGTAAAACACACACATCCATTCCAAATGCTACCACCTAACCCTGCATATAGTACCGTGCTTATGGAGAAAAAAGCACAATTACTTGACAAGGGTGAAATGTTATCAGATACGGTACGAATAAATTAAAATAATAAAGGCTCGGAGTTATCCGAGCCATTTTTATATAGTTTTCAATAAATGTTTTAGTTCTTTTATATCACTTCTTATATTCTTTAGTTCCGTTTGATGTTTATCTTTATTTTTAACAAATTCATTTGTTTCTTTTTCCATCTGTCGTTTCAGCGTTGTTTCTTGTTTATTAAGGAAATTTAGATGGTTTTTAATTGTTTTAATATCGCTTTCGCAATAATCTCCAGAAGCGACAGCAGCAACTGCTGTCTTGAAAATAGCATCTTCCATAATATAAGAGTTTTCTTATAAATAGGAAAATCCCCCTAAATTAGGAGGATTTATTGGTATCTTTCTGTCACATTACTAACAATTTTAAAACGTAACGCTTCTTTATAAAATTTTGTTTCTCGGCCCATTTGAACCCTAATATCGACATAATATTGGTTAGGTATCAGGTCCTCAGTATATAAAACAAAAAAGTTATTTAAAAACGCCTTCTCTATCGGTTGATAAGGGAGAACATCTACTTCTCTGTTGCCATCATTAACATAAAGGCGATAATCAGCAGATGTTATTAATTCTTTCTTATCTGTGCTATATTTTTGTCTAAAATCAACACCTATTTCTCTAATTTCTCCCTGTCCTAAATCTTCATCATCATTAATTCCATAAAACGATGGTACTACATTTTTCTTCAAGTCTGATGAATTTCCGATAGATATTTTTCTTGTCTTAGGGCATACCTCAAACTCCATTTCTACATCATCGTTTTCTACGCCATTTAAGACTATTTTAGACCATATATCATATTCAATAGTACCTTCGGTCATTTCTATGTCAGAGGCCCTAATATCGGCGTAATATACGCCTTTTGAGGCCTGTTTAACAGGAATATTAACATCTCCTATACTGCACGAAGGAATGTTGTCCAAATTAGCAGGAATACCGTCATCTGAGACATATAAATAAAGTTTGTTATCTTTTCCCAAAGTGAAAGATTCTCTGTCGTCGAAAATATATTCATCATATTTAGCCTCAACATAAGGATGAAAGAATGTGTTGGTATGCTCACCGAAGAATCCAACATATTGTATATATTTTTCTTCAACATCTTCGTATTCTGGCGTAAATGACAAACATAAACCATAATTAATATCGTTTTGGTGTTTAATAACAGACATTACATAATCTGTAATATCTATGGATAAATTCTCATTACCAAAATCAAAGTGCTGTGTGCCAATAACTATTGACTCTTCTCCTTCTTTATATTTTTTATATTCTTCCCTTAAGAAATCCTTTTTATATATGTCACCGTCAATATCTTTTAATGAACGAGGTAAAATTGAACCATCCCACATTATACCTGTCTTGCAGCAATACCAATTTGAACCTTGTTTAGAAAAAGACTGATTGTCGTGTATCCACATATCACTTATAAAATCAAACCCTCTACCCATATCAAAGTGACAAGGTAGTTTATATAGCATAAGGTCAAATGACATCGCACGTACGGCAGATTTATCAAGGCCCCTTATTAATTGCTTATCATAAGGAAAACCATCTGCTGAAAAACAGTTTGTCATTTTTAATGTGAACGTAAGTTTTTCTGTGTTAGCGAAAGTCTTATCTTCAATAAGACATTTGATTTTTTCCACATCAAAATGTATTAAACTTCTTGTCACACCATCTCCGTAAGAAATGTTCAATATAGGGTTAAGCCCAAGATTTTGCTCAGACTTACTAATTATGCTATTTGTTTTATCAAGAAAAAAATGTCGAATCATTGTGTATCAATTTCTTTACCATAAATAGTGGATTTTGGGTAAATAGTTTTTATTTAAAACAGCCTAAAAATGCTTTAAGCATACTATTTATTTATAGATTTGGGAATATGTTAGAGAACTATAGCGGCGCTGCCCTAATTTCATTTTATGAAGTCACAAGGTTATGCTGCACAAGGAGCCTGTGTACAGGGCTCCTTGTTTTTGTGATTTGACTTTTTCTCTTTTTTCGTTATATTAGTGAAACTAATATAATATGGCAAAAAAGATTAATAGTGAATACAAAGTCAATAATGAGGACAGTTCTTTTATTGTAACAATGGGGACATCAAATAAAAAGAATCCTGAAGTGATATATTCTGTATTAAGTACATATATTACGCCTAATTCAGAAGAAATAAATGAAGAATTTTTCGAAGAGGTACCTAAAAACATAAAAAGAAATCTTAAAAGTACTATTTCAAAATATGTGTTGTGTGAAAAAGATGTAATTGTTGTAAGTGATGTTGCTACAAGTAGAATGCTTTATGGTAAACAATCATATTTTGATATGCAAATCTATTTTAAACCCCAAAAAGACATTCTTTTATCGAAAAACAGAAAGTTTAAAGATATATCAGAAGATATTTATGAAACGTTTGTTAAAGATATAGCCAATAACATTGAAACATCATTACACACAAACGGTTTCTTAACATCGAAAAATAAGAATAAAAGAGTTTCAAAGGCTATTTATTAAGAAACAAGAAGATATGCAAGAATTTTTTATATTAAAAGGGTCATTAAACCCTGTTTTAGAAATGGAGTTAATTAATGACGGAAGATATGATTTTCAGAAGTCATTATTAAACGATGCACTTCAAGATAGCGTTGTGACATTCAATATGAAAGACGAGGAAACGGGTATCTTAAAAGTGGCCAAAGCAAAAGCGAATATAGTGTTGGCGGAAGACGAAAGTTGCCAAGAACGTTATGTGCTGCAATATAAGTGGAATAAGAGAGATGTTTCTAAAGAAGGTTTTTATAAAGGTTGGTTTGAAATAGCATTTAATGGGAATATCACATCAGAAGGAGTTGAATATCCAACAGGAAATTTAATAGTCCCAATAGAAGAGGATTTAAGAATTATAGTAAAATAGAGTGGCTTTCCGCTCTATTTTTTGTTTTTATCAGATATTTTTTGTAAACTTACAAATGAATAAATTTTAACTAATGGAAAAATTTACACAACAAGAACTATTACAACAAAGAGAAACAATAATTAATTTACTGCGTTCTACCAACAGGGACGGAATAGAACAACTTATTAA